GTTTTGCATTGCGTAAGACCTATCTCTAGGTGCGGGAGATGATTTTCCATGATCTTGTCGACCTTCGCTTCCAATTTATCGAACCTCTTATCGGTACACATTACGACGCAACCTCCGCTTCCAGTATTGCAAATAACAACGTTGTCTCCTGTTTATATGATACACGATTTAAGAAGAAATCGGAACTAATCCCCGTCTGGGATTCGATTGCGGTAAAACGGGTCGAGACCTCCGCTTCGATTAACTTTTTTGCGAGAACGGAGGACTGATTAACCAGAACTTCGATCTTCGCCCGCTTCACATTCGAAGGAGCGTACTTATCCCGAATCGCTTCCGCTCTTGTACTAACGGTCGAAGGGTCCGAGACCAGGGAGAGTTTACGATAGAACGCGCGTTCTCCTATCTGGTAAATCGAGTCTGCGTCTTTCTTCGTAACGCTTATCTTATCGTATTCGTATATCCCTTTCCCTTTTATATTGAAAGTCGATACGGTCTCCGCGCTCCCTCCTGCGTTTGAGAACGTCGCTTCCGCGCTGTCTTGACCCGCGCTCCAACCGCTTATAGTTATATTAGCTCCCTTTACTAAATCCGCTCCTGAAGGCTCTACGACGTCCGTCGCGGAAATTCTCCTCCCCGTCGTCGGGTCGGTATAGTAAAACTTGATAGGTCCAACCGTCGTTCCTGCGGGGATTGTAAGATTGTCTTCGACCTCCCACAACGTGGTCGTTGCGGACGCGTCGATCTTCGTATTGGTCCCTTCCAGGGTAATAATATTGTATCTTCGGTTAACGTCGAATTCGACATATAACCCCGACATTGTCCCGTCAAGAGTAAACGCGGGTTCTGTTATCCCCGCTCTCCTGGACGCATTCTCGAACCGGAGAACCCCGTTCCCCTTACAATAAATCCTCCCGTCCTCATTCCATGCGAGTTGATAGAACGCGCGCGCCATAGAAGAAACGGAGGAAATATCCTTAAATATGTAATTGAAGGTAACGTCTCCAACGTCGAAGTAATATCCAGGAGGTTGACGGTCGAATTCCGGAAGAAGGGTCGTAAGTCCCGCGTCTGCGGTTGTTGACGTCGCTATCGACTGGGAACCCATTTCCGTTTTATTAAGGAACCCTATCCAATCCTCACAATAAACGACGGTCTTCGGTTTATTGAACTTCCCAGGGGAAGGAATAATCTTCGTAATGAACCCGTAAAACTTCGTCCGGAGGAAGTAGGTCTCGTTTACTATCAACTGGACGTCGTCGACGTAGAGGTCCGCGGAGTACGCGTTATTTTTAATCACGATATAAACGCGTCCGACTTCCGGAGTAAAGGTCTTCGTAACCTCCCCGTAAGACGCTTTACTTCCGGTCGACCCTTCAATCTGGTTGTCGTTCATATCATAGACGTCGTATTTATACGCGCCTTTCACATAGAACGATAGTTCGTATTCCAGGTCGGGTTCTACCTCTAACGTCTGCTTGATCTCGGAGTAAGCGTCCGGCCAGGATTCAAGACGAACCGCGAACGAACCATTGTTAACTTCGGTCTCTTCGATCTCGACGAACCGAGTCGTTTCCCAGTCTGTGATTGTGTCCCGTCCGAGAACTTCCTTCTCGGTCCCGACGGTTATAAAATTATCGACGTCGAAGGAATTCGCTTCGGTCTTGTTATAATCCTCGTCCCCTGCGTCTTGTCTTGCGCGCCATTCGCAAAATTCCCCGTTAATCCCTCCGGTCCCGCTAGAACGCGCGCCAATGTAAGGGTCGTCCGCGAGGTCTCCGACGCTTGTTACCGACCCGTTGTAATCCAGGTCCCCGTCTATATAACCCTTATGGTCGACTCCCCCTTCAATATCATGATGCCATATTGACCAACCCGCGCTATACATTCCGGAAGAACCCGCTCCGAAGTCGTCGTCGACTCCGTCGTCGATCTTCCAAAATGCGGATTGACTATCGCTATCGTCGACGCGCATATACGCCCCGTCATTGGTCCCCGTATCGTAAAGGTATTGGTCCGCGGAGTTATCGTTCAGGTCCGCAACCGCGAGAACGCACGTATCGCGATCTTGTCCGTGAAAGTAATAATCGCAACCTGATTTTCGGAAGTAATCGTTCCCGTCCAGGGTAACCGCGTAACCCGTCAATCCCGTTTGTCTGTAAGTCGGGTTCCCAAACGCGGACGCGTCGTTATTTCCTGTACTATCAAGAGCGGAACCCGAAGACATAGAAAAATGTTTAACGTCTTTATAGTTCGTCCAGACGTTCGAAATATCTTCCTGCGAGGTCGTAACGGAAGAGTTCCCATAGACCAGATAAACGGTAAGGTCCGCGTCTGCGTCCATTGTGGGAATTTTGACCCATGCGGTGATCTTCCCCGTCGTCTTGTCATAGAGTTCTATTTCGTGAGAGAGAGGGTCCGACCCGTCCGGAGAGAGGGAGAATACCATGTCCGCGGGAACGTCGTCCGCTCCGGTAATAGTCCCGCTATCGTCGACGTTCTGAATTCTTCCCCCGTTCGCGGAGTCCCGAAGGTCGGGTTCGTCTCCGGTCCCGTCAAAAGTCCCCTGGAAGGGAACGGGGAAGTTCGTGTGATCTGCTTGAACCTTATCGTGATCTATCGTAAACCAGGAGTAATAAGCGTAACCGGAACCTGTGTCCGCTTCGTTCTCTTCGAAGGAACCGTTCTTTATAATGGAGGTCTCCGGTATATCTTCGCTCTCGATCTGAATTTTAACGGGCATTCCCTCCTCAAAACCCGCAAGGCAAGAGGGATGACCAGGGGAGTAAACTCCGTCCGGATTGTCCAGGACAAAAGACGCTCCTCCGGTTCCTTGCACAACCGACGCGGGACCGTTCCCCAGGGAACCCCCGCCATAGAAGGGACCAGGTTTATTCAACCAGTCGGAATTCTCCGTCCAGATAATCGAACCGTAATCTTTCAAGGAAACGGAGTCGACGTAACCGTCGTCTCCTGATAAGGTAACCTTTAAGTCTTCGCAACCTGTGGGAACTTCGAACGCGTATACTTCTTCTTTCCAGGTCCCGACAACGGAAGAAACGGAACCACTTCCAATAATTGCGGAATTGTCATTATCATAAATCTCCCATGTAACGGAACCGCAACTATTGAAGGTTAGAACCATGCGGTTTCCTGGAACTATTCCGGAGTCAATCGACTGGTAAACCTCCGCTCCTCCGGTAAGCTTGCAAGATTGAGAACCCGACAAAACAATCGAACCTTCCGCAAATACATGACCCGACCCCGCGTTCTCGGTCCAGTTATCGAAGTTATAATCTGCGGAGTCTTCGTAACGAACAATAAGAACTCCGTTCCCCCCGTCCCCTGGAGAATACCCTCCGACTAAAACTCCTCCCCCTCCTGCTCCGGTCCCGTCCTCTCCGTCGTCTGGGGGATAACCTCCGTCCCCTCCTCCGTCGTCTCCCCCTTCTCCTCCCCAACAACCCGCAAAATTAGAACCTCCTCCCCCTCCTGGACCGTAACGAACTTCTTCCCCTGTAATATCAGAGAGGAGACCTATCCCTCCGTCTCCAGCAACGTCTATTTTGGAAGGACCTTTCCCATTTCCTCCGGCTCCTCCTCCCCCTCCTGCGGGTTGCGGAGAGCTTGTATAACCCAGGTTTCCGGCTCCGTCTTTCTGATCTCCGGTTCCTCCGGTCGTTGTATTACTGGACGCTCCTCCTCCTCCTCCGTTTCCTCCGTCTTCTCCGTCGTCCCCGATCCCTCCTCCTCCTCCTCCTCCGGACGCGGTCGTTCCGTTAAAGACTGTATCTCCTCCGTTATCTCCTGGACTGTTATCGTTTGACGGAGCGTCTCCCCCTTCCCCGACCTGCGTCGTATAGTCTCCCGCGCTTATGGTCTGGTTGGTAAGTTCGATTACTTCTCCTCCTCCCCCTCCTCCGGAAGAACCCGCTCCTCCTCCCGCAACCAGGAGAACCCGCGCTCCTGTGATCTCATTCGTAACGGAGAACGTATCGACTCCGTCGTTCGCGGGAGTAAACTTGTGTATCTTGTCGTCCCCGTCGTAAGATATTTCCCCTCCGGTTGCGTAATTGGACGCGCCACCAGAACCAGACTCAAAACCCCCGTTCGAAAGTTCTTCGTCTGGGGATGAGTCCGAGGGAAGTCCGAGAAGTATCTTCGTTCTTATGTCCATTTATTGACCTATGGAAGAGCGTTCCATTGCGTCGACGATCTGTTCTGCGATAATCTCTCCCGCTTCCCGCGCGTCGAAGGTCCCCGCTCCTCCTCCCCCTGGAATGAGAGACTCCCCTTCTGGGGAGAATTGGTAATCCGGAGCGTTTCCAGGAACAAACGTATCAGGATATATTCTCTCCGACATTTGTATACCGAAATTACTTAAGTCCGGAGTAATCCCGTAAAGGATATTTTTTATCAGAGTGTGTTCTTCCAACCATTCGTAAAGGTCCTTAAAAGGTTTCTGGAGGGGTTCCGACAATTTAATCAATGCTTCTTCCAGGATTGTGAAGTCGTCGAATTGTTGGAGGGTTTCCAGTTTTTCGAGAACCCCTTCCAACGCTTCTACAACCTGCGGAATAACGTCGACCGCGATCTCTCCCCAGAGCGTCGCCCAGACCGCTTTAAGGTCCTCTTGTGCTTCCTTAAGGTTCCTGGAAGCGTCAATCGCTTCGTCGTTGATTACAATCCCGTCTTCCTGGTTCCCGAAGTTCTCTTTCTGTGCTTCGGTTAATTGCTCCCACCAGGGGATGATCTGTTTAAGTCCCTGCTCCCCTAACATTTCCTGCGCGTATTGCGTTTTTTCGGTTGCGTCTGTAATATTATCGTATTCCCGAAGTAACGCTCCCAGGTTATCGACGGTAGGTTCCAACCCGTCGCGGTTCATGGTCCGGAATACCGCGACCATTGTGTCCTGCGTTATTTCGTAACGTTCCATAGCGGACATTAAGAAAGACGCTTCCTCCGTTGTCATGTTAAGCATATCTCGGAGGTTCGCGGTTTCTAACGCGTAATCCTGGAAAACGTCTATCTGGGACGCGACCGCGGTTCCTATCCCCGCTAAGACTCCCCCTGCGAGCATAGCGGACTTCCCAACTTCCGAGAACGTTGCTCCGAGTCCCTTTACTTGACGTTGTAGTCCGGATAATTCGCGGGAAGCTTGATCTCCCCTAACTTTAAAGAGAAGTTCTAAAATCTTCGTATTGAGAGACAACGGTTCCTCCTATGCGAGAGTCGTTTCCGCTCCCCAACAAGAATCGTAAACAGAGTTCCATTGTGGGGTTAAAAGCAATTCGATTGAGACAACCCCGTCTTCGTCTGTAATCAGTTCCGGAGCGTCAACCGCAACCCCGCAAAAATCTAACTTCTGCGTATTGGTTCCGTCTGTGGCTTGTAACCGGATAGTAAATCCCTTCCCTTCGTCCGTTGCGTCGAGAATGTCTCCCAGGGAGTCGAGGGAAGTCGCGTCCGCTTCGATAACCAACTTAAGAGACCCTCCCCATAAGCCTTGCCGAACCTTCGTCCAGGTCTGGGAACCCGCAAGCCAAACGGGTTCCAGGTTGCGAGTCATAACCGCTTCAAACGAAAACATGACATTCCGAAGGGTCGAACCGATTGTCGCTCCGAGTCCCTCTTCCATATAAAGCGAGGTATCGGAGAGAAGGACCAGTTCCGGAGTATCTTCGGTAAGAGACTCCAACGACGCTCCGTCCGAGACCGCTCCTCCGAACGCGTCGTAAGAGTATTTCCAGGCTTCCCCAGAACCTCCCGTAATGCGTAAGGTACGAGGAACGACCCCTGGAACCTGGAATATAAGTCCAGTCTGCCCGAAGACAAGCGTTAACCCTTTCGGGGTCATTACTGCGTCTTCGTCCGCTTTATAGGTATGCGGGGAGGACCCGTCTTCCGTAAACATTCCGTCGAACCAGACCGGAGCGCGGTTATAGTCGAGAAGCCCTTCGATCTGAACTTCCGACCAACGACGTTTAATATAACTTGCTTTTGGCATGGTAGAACCCGCCATAGACGGGACCTGAACAACCTCCGAACGCGGAGTAATACGAACGTTCTCTAATCCTGCGGGGAGAATGTCCGGAGTAACCGGAGTCAAGAGAGTCGCTTCCTGCCCGATCTGAACTTGATTTAAGTCTGGAATGTAAGTCATAGTATTTCCTTTACTGTCAAGATGATATTAACTCCCCAGTAGGGAACTTCGTTCCATTTAACCGGACCCATTTTAACGCTAACTCCCTGGATTGAAGATTGTCCGTATATTCCCCTTTTTGCTTTTACTGCGGTTAAGTAATTCGCGACATAAGAAACCATAGTAGACGCGTATTGCACAATCCCCGCTCCGGAAGACGTTTTCGCAAATAAGCATAGGTCCTGTATCTTCCAGTCTATCGACTTAAGGGACCCTATTCCGACGAAGTCCGAATCTCCTTCCGTCGAGGGAAGGAGAAGACGGAGCGGTAATTCTGCGTCTTCTATCGTGAAGTCCATTTCCGGAATATCTATCGCGGTTGTCCCCGCAACCGATATTTTGGAAATAGCGTCGATAATCGAGAGAATGTCGCTCATACTAAAACAACCCTTTTATACTGGTCGAGAATGATCTTCGCTCCGGAGGGGAGACCGGAGGGAACGAGAACCTTCCCTTCCGGAGTAACAACAAGGTTGTCTCCCTTCGTCGAATCGCGGTTATCATACAACCATTTCGTTAAGATATAACAAGCGTATTGAATATCTTCGGGAGGGGATTCAGAATAACCCCATTTCCCGTTTACCGTCTCGGTCGGATAATCCCAGGAACCATCGGTAAGGTAACAACCGTAATAAGGGGGACCGTCTTCCGGTAAGAAGACAACCGTTCCCCCTCCGGAGAATGTAACGTCTTCCGAAGTCGCCAACTCTTCGTAGAAGTAAAGCGTATTCCCTCTAACGCGAGAAGGACCAGGAAGTCCCGCAACGCGTGAGAACGTTTGGTCGGAAGCGGAGTCGATCTCGAAAACGCGGTTCGTGTAGTTCTCTATGATCTTTTCTGCCATAGAGATCAGAACCGCAAGTAGAGCGTCCTCCGTATCTTTCGTAAACTTCGCCCAGGTCTTAAAATTCGCGGTCGTTACATATCCCATAGTATTACCCTTTTGCAACGATATTGCAATTATCCCCCTGGGGAAGTCCTCCCGAACCTCCCCAGGGTCAAAAAACTTAAGCTTCGTGTCCGTCGAGTCCGGAGAGAGCGGACGCGTTCACAACAACCCCGCCATAGCGCGCGGAAGGTAAGAAGTTAACGGTCCCTGCGGACAATCGGGTTGAGTAGGGGTCGACGAAGATTCCGAGTTTCCGTCGTTCTACCCAGTAAAGACATTCGTCCAGGTCAACGAAGTCGATCAACTTTAAGTCGTCTTGTGTCGCGTTGTCGTAGTTGGTCCAGTTCCCATTAGTGAAAACGTAATGGTTTAGGAAACGCTCTCCTAATTCGCCCATACTCATAGGAGCAAAACCGAACTCCCCGTAAGCGCGCGGGGTTGCAATCAACATAGACCGGACATAACCGAGGGTTGCGTCATTCATAATAAATACCGCATTCTCTCGGTATTCCTGCGCGAGTCCATAGTAAAGCGTCTGGACGATCTCTCCGTCTGTGAAAGTCGCTTCGGTTGCGATCTCAGTTCCGTCGACGGTTGCCAGGAGCGCGTAAAGGTCCGCGTTCTTCGAGAGAGCGATTGCTTTCGCGCAAGCTTTCGCGAGATACTGTTGGAATAGGTCCTGATCTTCGAGGGCTTCTTCCGTTACCGAAAGATAGTTCCCGACTTTTTGCATGGTTGCGTTTTTGGCAGCGAACGCCATTTCATTTTCGGTATATGCTCCCTCTTCCGCAATATCCGAAAGAGCGGTCATAGCGGTTGTTTCGGTCGGAGCGGAGAACGTCAACTTATCCGTCTTGTAAATACTCATCTTCCCCAACCCCGCGATCTTGTCAACCAGGGAGTATTTCCCTAACAACCCATGAATCTGATTATGAAGGTCGGTCGGGACCATAGGACCGAGTTCCAACGCTTCGGTCTCTTCCAAAACACGCATAGCGTTCGGGTTGGAGGGGTCATATCCCAACCTGGACAACCTGGTCGGAATACCTCCGTCCCTTGCGATCTTCGCGTCCTGGATAAGCGCGCGGACGTAAGCGAACGTTTCTTCCTTGTCCGCGTCCTTCTTCGCGTCGGAGTCGTCGATATAGTTGACATTGAACGAAGAGCGGTAAGCGGGGACCTTTTTCAACTTCTCGATCTCCTCTTCCCTGATCTTCGCGCGGAGAGACGCTTCCGCTTCCTTCTCCGCTTCTTCGCGTGCTTTTTCTTCAGCATACATTCGTTTGAATTCTTTTTCGTCCATTTTTTCCTTCTCCTGTTGTTCTTTTGTTTTTGTAAAGTCCCCAGACTTGATAGTCCTTACCGCGTCCTTATCCTCTCCGGTCTCGAACGGGTAATCTATCTCCGAGGTTTCAAATAACGCGCGTAGGGGTAAGACTACCGCGTCGTCTGATACTGGAATTCTATCATCCCCTCCGTCCCAGACGGAGAGTTCCGCAACCGCCCAGGACAAGACTTCCCCGTCCGGAGCGATTCTTACAAGGTAACGCATACTTCCGGTCGACGCTTTCGCTTTTCCCCGAAGAGCGGACTCCCAGGTCCTGTCGGATAACTCCGAGTCGTCCAGGTCCGCTATCATCCAATGACCCCGACTATCAGTTCGAGTATAAACCGCGTCCCCGATTGCTTTTGGGACTTTCAAGGGACGCTTGCGCGGGGAATGTCCATGCAAATATAAAAGCGGTCTCCGATCTCCCAATTTCATCATAACGTCGGTATTCGGGGATAAATATTCTCCGAGTTTATCCCTGCGGTCCGGAGACCCGAAAGGTATCGCGAGAACCTCTAAACGTCTTCGTCCTCCCTCCTCCAATGCGCGAATCGCGCCGGCTTGTAAAGTTCTGATCTCGTCCATAGAACGTCTTCCTTTTGGCATTTTTACTAACTCACAACGACAACCAGGGTGAAGGTCCGGTTTAACGGAGAAGTCTCTTCCCCAGACCTTACCATGCAAGGGTCGACATATTGGACATACCTTATCGTCCCCTTTTGTTATCCAGACCAGGTCATAATCTGCGGGAGGGGTTGGTTCCGGAAGTGTCCGCGCAAGGGAGAGAATAAACGCTCCTCCGCGCTTCTTCGCGCTTGATACTTCCTCCCCGTCGTCCTCCTTGTTCTTCTTCGCTTGAATTGTGATCTTCGCAAGCGTAAGAAGGACCAACCAGACCGCGACATATTTCGCGAGTTCTTCCGTCTTCGTCTTCCGTAAATGAGACTTGATCTCCTCTATCTGTTCCGGAGTCGCGTCGTTCTCCCCTCTCCAAATTGCTTCGAGAAGGTCTTGTAATTCCGCTTGCGAGAGGGACTCTAAATACCGTCTGTATTCCATATCTTATCTATCTTCCCGTTTAACCTGCGGACGAATACGGTAAACCAGGAATGAGCGGAAGTATAAATATTCCTCCAACCCGTTTCCTTGTGCATTTCCCTCTGATCTATCCCCGAAACGAAGTTCGCGTAATACTCTTCTGTGTCGGGGTCTTTTGCGGTATTGATTACCATTATTTCCAGGGGATTAATGAACTTCATTCCCCAAGAGCGAAACAACCTTCGAGTCCGGATATACTTCGACTTCGGTTTAGGAGGGGGATATTCCTTAACATAGTTGACGACGTCTTTTACCATATTCGGGAATTCGTCTTTCCCCAACTTCTTCGGGTCGAGATTCCCCAGGTCAAGAGTCAACTCCTGTAAGTCCTCTCCGTCAAAACCAAAACTTATCATCCAAAACACGCGCGGACCGCGTCCTCCGTTTTCGCATTCTGTAACCGTCCCCTGATAACGTATTGTCTATCAACGGGGATATAGTCCGACTCGAACGGGACGTTCGGGTCCTCTCCCCGTAGGAACGCTTTAACCGCTTTCTTCTCGAACTTCGCTTCCGCTTCCTTCTCCCTGCGTCGCTCTTCCTTCGCTTCTTCGTCGGGTTGACTCTCTTCTGGATAACCCATTTCCGCGCGGTAATACTCCTCCGAGATCAATCCCATAGAGACCGCTCCGGATAACCGAAGATGTTTTTGCGTCGCGTCCTCCTGTAATATCTGGACTTCGTCGAAGTCGAATTCGAACTCTACTTCGGGGAAACGAACTTCGCATAGGTCCTGATTTATCACGTTCGCGTATTCTACCGACCTGGGCATGATTACGTCTTCGATTAAAAACTTCCTGGACTCGGAGAGGTTGACATAAGTCGCGTCGGTATTCCCTCCGACTAATATCGGGTCAACCCGAAACGGTTTACAAATGTCCTTATGAATCGAGTCCAACGCTTCCATAACTGCGGACTCTTTCATATTGGACCCGACCGAGGTCGGTTTTAATCCCCTCCCCGCGATTCCGACTTTCCCTTTATTGCGGGGTCCCCTGAACCGCGACTCCCACCAGGAAATGACCTCCCGCGCGGTTTTTGGACTTATATCCTTGTCGGACGATAAAAAGAGACCTGGAACCGCGTCGTTTTTAAAGTGCCATTTAAGCATTTCCAACGCTTCGATCTCTGCGTCGACCGCTTGTTTACAGACGTCCATTACCGCAATTCCGAAGTCCAGGTCGTCGTCTGGGTTGAATTCTCGGAAGTAAACAATCTCTTCCCGCATATAAACGTTGACCTTCTCTTTCCCCTCCGGAGTCGTCAAGGTCTGCTTAAACCCGATTATCCCGTCGTTGTTCTTTAATACTTCGATTGTCCCAGGGTCCAGACGTTTGAGAATGTCAACGTCCCATAACCACAACGCTCCCCCTGTGTTAAGAAGGTCAATCTCGTTGTAAAGAATAGCGCGTTGCCAATTGGACTCCGGTCCGAAGTCTTTTAAGATTCTTACAAGGGGATGATCTTCGACGACCTCTCCGGTCTTTTTACTCTTGATATGCCAGGGGATATTAGCCAACTCTTGTCCGCGAATGGTCATGCAAGCGAACGCGGTCGGGGACTTTGCTATTTTGGGGGTTCCTGGACGCTTCCCCGTTGTAAGTTCGTAATACCTCCCGTCGTCAATCCAGGGGAGGTTTACCGCTCTTCGTGCTGTTATTAACTGATCTTTCATAAGAGAACCCCTAATAGAATTGTAGGTTCCCCGTCGTCGCCTGGTGAATCATAAGAAGACGGGAAATAACCGTATCGTCGTTCAATCCCTCCGGAGCGGAATACCTGGTAAGTCCTTGCGGGGATATGTCCATTTTGTAAGCTTCGAGTTCGTTCCATGCTATCAAGTCGTCAACCCATTTCCAATCGTGATTAGTAAAAGCGAGTCGCCCCGCTTGCACTATGGTTCCCTTACTCGAATTCGTCGTCGTGAAGGGTTCTATTATCGCTTCGAGTCCTGGGATTTTATCGAGGTCCCTCCGGAGTTCCTCTATATTCGGTAGTCCCATAGAGTTTTCTTCCGCGAGTATCTCTATTTCATTATAGCGTTTTTGCAATATATTTGCAATAAACTCCCTCTGGTAATGGTACTCGATCTTATTCCAACGGTCGAGAGAATGCTCAATCTGACAATCCGCGCAACCTATCGAGAGGGAAGTAAAATCGTTCTTCCTTCCCCAATCCAACCCCGCGACGATCCTATGGCCGGCTTTTACGCAAGCTTCCGCGCGTTTAGAAGCGTTCTCTCTGGAATAGAAGTCGTTTTTGTCCAGAATAAAGACTTGACCAATACCAGGAAGGAACTCCGCAAGTATCTCTTGGCGGTAATCCTGGTCGGTCATGTCTTTTGTCATCTCTTCGAGAGCGCGTTCCGATAAGAAGGGATTATCCAGGGAGGTAAACGTAAAAACCTTCCAGGAGGGGTTCTCCAACGCTTTAAGATAGGTAAGGTAAAAATGATTACGAAGGTCGGGAGTCGATATAAAGACAATCGTTCCGTCTGTGTCGAGGGTCATGGGGAGAACGACGCGTTCATAGATTACGGGGTTCTGATACGCGTACTCGTCCAGGATGATATAGTCTCCCCAACCTCCGCGTAAGTGATCTGGTTTATGTCCGGTCCGCGCTTCGATTCGTCCCCCAGACGCTATAAACTCGATAACCCGCTTCTGTTCGTACTTCTTCACTAACCCCGCGCTTATAGCGGGACCCAACCATTCGGTAAGCTTCTCCCAAAACGCGTCCGTTTGGACCCTGGTCGGAGCGATATATAAAACGCGCTTCCCCCTGGACGCCATCCGGAGCGCGATTCTTACAACCATAAACGTTTTACCCGCGCGTCGTCCTGCGTTTATGAGAATGCGCTTCTTCTTACAGTTCTCAATTACTCTCTGTTGTTTATGAGGGGGAGGAATGCGGATTATCGCGCGTTTCATTCTTCCAGGTCGTCGTCTATGATCTCTAAACCGATATACTCGATCTCTTGTTTATCAATAAAGAGAGCGAATACCTTCGCGAGTCTCTCCGTCGCTCCGATATAATCGAACTCTTCCCGCGCATTACTGCCGGAGACGACCTTCGTCGGGAGGTCTCCCCGCGCCATAGCGGAAAACCTGGATATAACCTCCTCTGCGGACGCTTGACTTGCTCTCATTCGTTCTGCGATTCTCTCTTTCGCTTCGGGTTTTTGTAGTATTTTGTAAACCGCTTGACGCGCGTATTGCTTCGAGTAACCCGCTCTTTCCCCCGCTTTTTGTCCGTTAAAGTCGATCAGATATTCGTCAATCGCTCTTTCCTGCTTTTTTGACAAGGCCATATACCTATTATACACAAAAAAACCCCCTGGTTCCTCTTACCAGGGGGTCTAATTGAGAATCGTTATCAGTTATTCGAATTTAACGAATGTTATCCAGCGGGTCTGACTGTTAGAACCCGTTTTATGTCCAAACAACGGAGGAGGAGCGAGGTCTAAAACTTCTTTTAGCGATATATCGCGTACCGCCCATTTAAAAATAAGTGTACCGTTTATTTTCAATACTCTCCAACATTCGTCAAATCCTCCCCTGATATTGTCTTTCCAGGTATCGAACCCTGGAAGTTTACCGTATCGCGCGGCCAATATCGAGGAGGTTCCGATCTTGTATAAATGGGGAGGGTCCCAGACTACCATATCAAACGTTCCGTCCGGAAATGGCATGGAAGTGTAGTCCATTTGCACGTCTGGAAGTATCTCGAATATTCTTTTCCTTTCATACTTCCGTTCTTTGGTTGCGGGATATTCCATGATGATTTTTTCCACCCGCAAGTCCCCATAGATTACTTCTGGACGGTCCTTTTCGAACCAGATAGAACGAACGGAAGCGGTCGGGTCAAGTATTCTCATTTATTCATCCTCAGCGGTGAGGGACTTGTTAAATATTTTTTGCTTCATGGAAACCCCCTAGAACGGAATGTCGTCTTCGACTTCGAAAGAAGACCCTTTTTCTGGTTTTTCGTCGCGGTCGGACGCTTCCAGTTCACGAGCCATTTTAATGAGCGTCTTCGGGAAGTCGTAAAGACTGTAATCAACCTGGATAGGGTTTTTTGAGGGGAATACGTTGTAAGTCGTATTGAGACCCTCTCCCGATCTTACAATCTGGACCCCATGACCATCCGGAGAGAGAAGGTCATATTCTCCCCCTGCGAGGATTGTTAATATTCCCTGAATTACAGTCTTCGCGCAAGTTAGATACTTTACCTCTTGAGACCATGCGACCCCCTCATACACAAGACAAGGTATCATGTATTGAGTTTTCGAACGGTCCTTAAACATACGTAGGACTGCTTGATAAAACTCTTCCGCTTCCCGTTCCGGACTTAACAAAAGACGGACGTTTGTCTTCCCTACTTGCGGGAAGAGATACGCTCCCATTTCCCCCCCTTTTAACCCCGCAAGCTTCGCGTCCCAGGTCTGCGGGTCAACTGAATATTTATCGTTTCCTGCGTTCATTTTGTTTTCTCCTGTATAATGGTTTCTATTGCTTCCTGTTCTTGTTCTAGTTGGTCGAGGTATTCCCCTAACTCCTGGTAATCCTCTTCCGCGCGTAAGTCCATAAGATAAACTTCGTAACCTCCGTAATCGTCCATTATTTCCCCTCCAACTTTCGAATCTGGACTCGGAGCGCGTCAATCATTTTAAGATAAACCTTCTCCCTCTGGGAGTACTCGTTAACCACAAGCTTCAGGAACTGCGGGTTCGCTCTTAATATCATAGCGTCTTTTTTTAGAGACCAGTCGACAATATCTTCGAACGCTTTAATAGTCTGGTTCTTTACTTTGTTATTCACGCGATTTCCTCCACAATAGTTAAGTGTTCAGGATGAAACGTAAGACTACTCCCGTCGTCCAGGACGATAGTTCGGGAGTCTTGCTTATCCTTAATATCTAGTATTCTTCGCGGTTTTGAATTAGAGACGGGATTAAGAACCCATCCTATAAACATATCCCCCAATTTTAAATCTCCTACCTTACGTTTAACTCGATATGACCTTGTCATAGTTGACCCTCCGATCTAAAAGGTTGATAGTAATCATTATTATAAGGGAAGAAGTCGTTGTTTTGTTGTTGTTTTTTTGGTTGTAAGGTTTATTACTCTTCGTTGTGTTTTCGTTGTTGAATTGTAATTGTTAGGAAACGGAGCTATCCCCCTACTATCCCCCGTAAAAGAGGGACGGTAAGGAATTGTAACTGTTGAGGTTTCCGGAGTTTACAATCCCCCCCTGGACTTTCTGCCCCAGGTCCGGTTCCAGGTCCGGAGTAAACCACGCTTGACGCGTCCTGGTTGACGTTTACTTTTTCGGTAAGAAGTTTTACTTCTATACCTTCTCCCCGATTGTCCACGCGGGGAACGCTTGCTCTGGACGAACCTCTCACGAGGTACACGTACTTATATAAGGACCAGTTGCGAGCCTTTCTTAATGGTCGAATTAGGGTCTAAAACTTCCTTCCATAATTCAAGCGGTACGATTGCGCGGAGAGCGGGACTCCGGTTCTGGTTCTGTGTTCCGGTATCCGCTCCCCTTACTGCGGACTCGTGGCATGAGTCCCCGGGACTGCATACGGGACGCGGAACCCAACCTGGATTAACTCCCCATAAGTCGGTAGGTTTCTGGACTACGTCCCCGTATTGACAATAGGTAACTGTCCAACGTTGGAACCGGTCCATAATTCCGGTCTTTCTTAACATACCGCGCGGGTTCTCTATAATCCAACGGGGAGGATTTAATATCTCGATAACTTCGAGGGTCCGAAAAACGAGTTTCATTCCCTCAATCGCTCTCACAGATTTAGGAGTCCCGTCTATATTCCAATGTCTGTATATGGACGCAACCGAGAACGCGGGACAAGGAGGACTAGCCCAAATAAAATCGAACTCCCCTTCCGGTTCCCAATTAAATATATCTGTGGTTATTGTGCAATTAAAAGAAG